ATAGTTTTGGTACTGAATACTATTGTCTAGGTTTTCGGCAACATATTCAGTATAATCAATACCCTTTTGAACGTTTTCTGCTAAATAGTTTTGATATTTGATAGACTCTTCGAGCTTATTAGCAACATATTCAGAGTAGCCAATCCCGTTTTGTAAACTTTCTGCTAAGTAATTAGCATAGTCTTTCAATTTATTTACGCTTTCAACGATATAATCACCATGAGAAATACTCTTATCTAAGTTTTCTCCTAAGTAATTAGAATAATCGTGAACTTGATTAAGTTTCTCAGCAATATGCTCAGTATATTTAACCAGCTTTTCGAAGGTTTCGAAGTCTATAGACTCTTTTGAAGCCTCTTCTTTAATTTGCGTGATTTCGGTTTTCAGATATTCTGAGTACTTATCGAAATCTTCAACTTTAACATAATTCATAGTAGGTTGAGTATTTTCTTCTGTATTTTCTTTTATTGGTTCTTTGATTTCAGGTTTTGACTCTTGAACAATTTCTTCAGGTTTAACTTCTACTTTAGTTTCTTCTGAATTGAGATCTTCAAATTCATAAATCAATAGATCATCACTGTCGTCAAACCCTAGAGATTCATTTACTCTATGTAATTCAGCAGCTTCAAATCCTGGATCGGCTACTAGATCATAAGTAAATAGTTTCTGAATTTTTACTTTTCCATTTTCATCAACGCGCCCAGAGGCTCTAGATGAAATATTAAGAGGAACACCTGCCTCTACAAAGGCTTTGGCTTGTTTTCCTGCGTCTGTATCAAGAAGTCTTATTCTTCCCATTACTTGCTTGGTTGACGGATCATACTCTAATTTTTCAATTACGTGTGATACGTTGGCAAGCGAAATATCGAAAGACTTTGGGTGATCTAATTCACCTAAAAGTTTTTTGCCCTTGATTTTTTCTTGAAGATCTTTAACATGAGGAAGAAATTCTTTCTCTTCGTAAATTCTGTTATTTTTATTACGAACTCCAATTTGTGTGAAAACACCTTCTAGAACAACAGAACCGTCATCGGCTGTCGTTTTGAGGGTTTCTCCGGATCTTTCTAAAATAAGAAGTTTTTTATGAGCCATGCTCTATAATTTTTTTTATATATCTTTGTTAATTCAAAAATTTTACAAACCTAAATCAATTTCTCCCCCTACGTCGGCTGAATCTTCTTCGCCTTCAGGTTCTTGTTTTTTGAAATTCTTTTTAGGCTGACCTGCCACTATCTTTTCAGAGTCTTCTTTGCTGTATCCCTCTTTCTCTAGTGATTCAATCGTTTTTTCTCTTTCATTGGCTCTGAGATCTTCTTGATTAAATCCACCATATCTCTTAATGAGGTAACTTAGATTGAAATATGGTATTTCATTCATATCGGCATCTTGTTCAACAAGAGAACTCATCATAGTAGAGATAAAGTCTATTCTTTTAGAAGCAAGTTCCATTTCTTTTAATTCTTCAAATACGTTATCTTTATTATATTCTACACTAAGATTAGCTTTAAAGTTAAAATCGTCTTGTAGCTCAGGATTATCTAAAACCATCTGTAGATACAGGGGCTTAGTAATAATTTCCTGGAATATAGAGCGAAGTCTATTAATAAATTTAGCAAATTTTATTTCATCTCTTTGCATCCCTTCAGCTGCCATTTCATATGTAGCTGGACTATCTTTGTCAAATCTGCTGAAAGGAATCTTAGAAGCCATTTTTAATTTGTCAGCAAACCATTTAAGAGTTTCTACATCTGAAAGATCGGGGCCGTCGTTAGAAAGGGTGTCAATTTCCGGAGATTCTCCATCCTTTGAAGGCAACCAATATTCTTTGTGAAACTGCATCATCGGTTTACCGTTAGTAGATAATTCTCCTGATTCATAATCAAAATCTACTAATTCTCGATAATTGTGCATCAATTGAGAAAGAGATTGTTTTGCTCTTGTTTTAGATTTACCACCAACTGGGATTACAAATTTCATTTTGTAACTTGCATTGGTAACAGACCAGATGATTCTGGAGTGCTCCATAATTCGCAATAAGTTGAAAGATCTAACTAATCTTTCAACGTAAGAGACTCTAGAAGGAGAGTTAGCTGAAGAATATGAAACATAAATTACTTGAGCATCCCATAATATTCTTTCTTTAGGACCGCCACCTTTATACTGTATCCAAATCTTCTTGCCGCTATCTTTGTCAACTGCAGGAAAAAGAGAAACTGGATCAAGCTCTTTAAATCCAATTACCTGATCTTGTTCGTCATTATAGACAATTTCAAAACAAAGATAACCGTCTACTAACCATTTTCTAAAATAGTTCCATGCAGAAAGTCCGTCTTGAAAGCCAAAATACTCGTAAATTTTGTTAAAATTATCTTGTAGATCTTCTCTTAAAGATTTACTAACAGGACCTCTTAGGGTAGGATAACAAAAATAATTAGATTCATCATATACAATTGCTTCATCGGCAACAGTATCTAGAATCTCTTCAATTTCATCTTGAATTGCAAACTGACGTAATTCATCTCTTTTCTTTGGATAACTTTTATCAAAAAATGAGATATTCTTCTTACTAGAAGTATCCGTCATTGAAAGAGCGGCAAATGCATAATAAATATCATCTGCATCAGATCCAGATGGATTCATCGTATAACCTAACTTGCTCTCGGTAAAACCGACAGCTCGAGAGTTTCTAATGACCATGTCGTCATACTTCATCCCAAGCTTACTCAAAGATTTGAGAGTATCACTTATAGGATTTCCTCTAGTAAGAGGTCCTTTTCTGTCCTGAAAGCCAGCCATTTTTTATTATGCTTTATTTTTTATATATTCAAAATAATTACGATACACTTCAGCAAGTGTCGCATTCCTAAAATCTACATTCGGTTGATATGTAGTCATTTGATACCAGCTTTCATATGTAAACTCGCTGATATCAGTCATTCTACCTATTTTGTAATTTTTAACCCCATAACTGATACGAAGTCTTTTTTCCAGCGGTGCTAATTCTTCCCAAGTAATTCCAATCCCGTTCTGCTTTTGCACATTATATGCACTGGAACTTCTTACTTCTCTTCTTAATCTATTTGCAAAGATTCTAAAATAAAAATCTAGTATAGCTGACTTTACGTTCTCTGGAAAATAATTTAGATTAATTCCAGTTTCTACCGAACCGTCTTTAGCCCCTATTCTACCTAAACTGATTATCAATGGTTTAATATCATATATTTGATTTCTATCGAGAGGATCATAGTCAAAGAAATAGAGCTTTCCGAGCTTTAATTCTTCACCTGTCCTTATTCTTTTTATTTGAAAATTCTTAAAAGTTTCAGATTCTTCATACCATTCTATTGCTCCTTTAGAAGCAATTGGTAGACTCTTACTCTCTTTGATATACATGTCTCTATTCTTCTTGATCTCCATCGGATCAAGAATACCAACACCTTTAATTATAAAATCTAAGGGAGTACTTGGCATTTTAGATTAGATTACTTTTTTCGGTTATAACAAGAACTTTCCAATTTCTTTGCTCTGCATATTTCTTGAGAGCATCTAATTTGCAAAGATTCATAACATAAGTTTCATATGCTCTTTTATATGAATTTACAACTTTTTCGGTAATTCTTTTTGGTGGTTCAGGTTTCTTGAGTTGAGAAGAAGGTTTAACTTCTACCACATAATTAATAAGATTTCCTTCTTTTTGAATTTGAACGAAATAATCGGGATAGTATTTGTGGAATTTTTTGTCAAGAATATTGTAGTATTTGATTTCAATAGGTTCTGAACTCCATTTAATCACTGCGTCATTTGTATCACAAAAAATTGCAAACTTTCTTTCCCAGCTCGATCTGCATATTATAGGAAATGAGCCCAAATACTTTGATAAGTGTTTGGGCTCAAAATAACTCTGCTTAAATCCAGATTTATGGGTAGGCTTTATCTTCTTAATGTCGCTCATTAGATGGTATAAATTCCGTCTGAGTCTCGGCCACCATCAATGCTTATTGTTCCTGCGTATTTTTTAGGATGAATTTGATTCCATCCCTTAGCAAATCCCTTTTTACAAATTTCTGTGTAATATGCGAATGCATTTTTACTTTTTTCCGGGTTAAAACTTCTCCAATATCTCCAGAGATCTAAATATGCAGAAGAAATACAATCTTGTCTGTCATCTGGATTTCTATATGGAAGTTTGCTGGATGCTCTTTGTGCAAGTAACATTAACATTGCTTGAGCCCTTGGTGTCAGTTCATCAAGCTCTTTAGATTTGATGATTTCTTCATACAAATCTTTATTCTTTAGGTATATCTTTTTTTCCATTAAATTAAAACTTTTAGGTATTTTCTGAGAACATACCCACTGTTACCTTCAGAGTCTTGATATTCGATTTCTTTAGCGTCTTCAGCTGACGAGTAATCTAGGGCATTAACAAAAACTTCCTGGTCTTTTTGGAGACCAGGAAGATCTTGGATTACTACGGCTTTAGTTAAATCGCTCAACTTTTTTTTTCTGTTAAAGAAGAAAGTTGAACATATAAATCAGAAAGATTTTTTTCTTGTGAAGTTATTTCCGAAGAAACAAATTCAACAGCCTCTTTCAATTCATTTGAATCAGGCTTCAGAGATAAAACTCTTTCAATATCTGATTTTTTCTCTTGTAGGAATTTTAAGTTATTACTTACTACTTCGATCTTTTCATTTAGATTTAGAATATCCTTTTCATTCTTTTCTAGAAGATCGTATACAAGATTAGAAATATCAAAGTTTACAAACTCATTTACTAATTCTTGAGCTAATTTTGGATTTGATACTTCTACCATTTCGTTTACATTCATCGCTTTGTTTACTCTGTTGATGTAAACGTTTTCGTT